TCATCCAGTCCTTACGGATTTCCTCTGGCAACTGTGCAGTCATAGCTGTCTCGATAAAACCAGGAGCAACAGCATTAGCACGTACACCCTTAGGACCCAACTCCTGAGCAATAGACTTAGCCAAAGCAATCATACCAGCCTTAGAAGCAGCATAGTTGCACTGACCTGCGTTACCATGAACACCCACTACAGAAGCCATATTGATGATAGAACCACTGCGCTGACGGAGCATGATTGGAGAGCAAGCGTGGATAAAGTTGAAAGCAGACTTCAAGTTTACGTTCAAAACAGCATCCCACTGAGCCTCTGTCATACGAAGCATCAAACCGTCCTTTGTGATACCAGCGTTGTTAACGAGAATGTCAATAGAACCGAAATCTGCATGAATCTGCTTAACAGTCTTCTCTGTCTCCTCGAAATCAGCAGCATTACCTGCGTAAGCACGACATGTCACGCCAAGAGCCTCAATCTCCTTACGAGTAGCTTCCAAACCAGCAGCCATATCATCGTTGAGTACGAGGTCAGTGAATGCAATATTAGCACCCTCAGATGCAAACTTCATTGCGACAGCCTTACCGATGCCGCGTGCAGCACCTGTAACAAGGGCTGTCTTACCTGTTAATAATCCCATTTCTTTTATATTTAATTAATTATCAATAAATTACAATTTCAATCCAGATTTACCCAAGGCACCATATACTACCTTGGCAACAAGAGGTCTGCTGGATTCTACATTCAGTCCATGTCCCAATCGTCCATAGATGAATGGTACTTCCAAGCCCTTGATACAATAATGAGTAATATCTGCAACGAGATCAACATTATCAATGTCAAACTCACCGTCTTCCTTTCCTTCAGAATAAATCTTTCTCAGAATCTCAATTTCATCCTCATCAAAATTCTTGCGAGCCTTCTCTACCATCCAGATATTACGGAAAAACTCAGCTCGCAAATTACCATTACGAACTACTGTTTCCTTAATCATACTGAGATGTGTATAAATAAGCTCTATGATTTTATCTTGAGGACGCATTTTGCAAGAGGCAACTTCATCGAGTCTCTCAGACAAACGATCCAACTCTGATTCTATCACAGCATAATAGACATCTTCTTTTCTGCTAAAATACGTATAGAGCGTACGGCGACCCTTACCAGAAGCTACAGCAATATCATTCATAGTGGTATTTGCTATACCGTTCTTTGCAAACAGTTGTCGGGCGACATCTACTAACTTTTGTCTTGTTTTGGAAATTGACATATTGAAGTCCCTCCTAATTAAAATGATTGCACATAAAAATATCTGTGTGCAAAATTAGTAGTTTTATTCGATATATGCAAATATTTAGTGTTAAATTATAAATATAGGGATAAAAAAGAATCGGATAGAATGTTGAATTACAACTTTCTACCCGATTTGCATTGTTGCGGCGGCAGGACTGATGACAAGCCTACTACCGCCGGATAAGATTTTAGATGCCCAATATCATAACCAACACATTAATAATATGATATACCTTATTATATATAGGGGAGAAAAGAACTAAAAAAAATCAGTAAGCACTAATTTTCGTTTGAATTTAGTCCTTTTTATCCTTACTTTCGAGAAGTTTTATATAACTCTCCAATGTATTGATGCGCTTATCCTTTTCCTGGATTAACTCTTTGAGATACTGTGTCTCCATTTTACTATTGTTAATCTTCACATTCGAGAGAACATTATTAGAACCAATGACTTCTCCCGTCTTTTTCGTGGCCCACTCGGGAGTGGTAAAGAAGTCATCCATCGAGCACTTGAGTACATCACGCATACGCTCAAGGGTATTGCAAGTGACACTCGTTGCCGTTTCAACATGATACAAGCCAGTTGATTTTCCCTGAAAAACCTGTTCTTCGAACTGTTTCTTGGTTAAACCAGCTTCTGCTATTAACTTTCTGAGTACCTGACCGTTATACATAACAACACAATTTAATTAATAATATTTAACTAATATCTATTAGTATTTTTACTAAAAGATATTAGTATTTTCTAATTTTTATTCGTAACTTTGCAACAAAGTTAATAATAATATTTGAAATATGAAAGAAAATATGCAAAAAAGTGATGAAAAAAATTCATTGCGCGACTGGTACAACGAGATTCCTCGTAACAAGCGCAACAAGTTCATTTTGGCTCTGCAGCTGAAATTCGGCATGTCGGCATCAGGCATCTACGACAAGATCAAGAAGAACAACTGGTTGCCATACCAGCGTGAGATGGTAGATGAGGTTATCAACGAGGGTAAATGGGAGAAGTAAATGGGAAAGATGACTATCAAGTGCAACAGCGAACAGCTGAAGTACATCCAGAAGGACTTCGAGGACGCTAGCGTTCCGGTCGATATGTCGTACGGACCTTTCCATAAAGGCAAATCTGAGGTTAATCTTTTCTACGATGACGCTGAAGACGGAATTGTAGAAGGAATTGTTAAATATAGAATGAGAAACAATGAAAAGAAAGGTTAAAACTATGTCTATAGAGGATGCCATCAAGGAAAAATTCCCTGATGCTACTATATATGAAGTTAGAAACGACCGTTTTGGCAAATGTATATTAGGTGTAGTTCCCACTAAAGATGGGAAAGATCATATTGTCGAATGGGATGAAACCGGGACAGCTTCCGAATGTGAGGTAGGCGGTAGAGACTTCCGGGAAATCAGATGGAACGAAGAGGAGCAGCGACCAGAATACATCCACACCAAGCTACTTCTCCACGACGATAGATTTAACGTACAAGTAGATGCCTCCAAGTAAATGTCTAAGCTGCCCAATAGGGGTGAACTGTATCAACGGAAGATACTGCCCCCTATTTCGCAGATATATAGAGCATAGCTCAGAACCACTTGGATGTACACCTGAAAAAATAAACGAATATGAAAGCAATAATGACACTGGAATCAGGGTATAAGGCAATCATAGATTTCCTTACCCCCCCACACCGTAAAGAGCGTGAAACACAGGCTGAATACGAAAGACGTTTTGTTTCGGAATTCAACCTATCCCAACCAAATGCTGTCAACAAAGTCATAAAGTGCCATATCCTAAGGCATTAAGGCTATCGGCAGCAAGTATTTTGTTTTGAGTCTGCAAACATTTATCTTTGCAGGCAGTTTTTTAAGGAAAAGAAATATGATCAAAGCAGAACAGATTTACAAGGCAACCGATGACGGACTGGACATAATCATCGCATTATACCCGGACGCCAAAGAATGCGTGCAGAAATACTGCACAGGAACGCCCAAGAAGCACTTTGCCATCCGAAAGGAGAATACCCCATCGTGTTCCCTGAAGAAGTACAAGGAATGCTGGAGAGTAACAGACTTTGGAGGCGAAGGAAATGCAGAATCTCCTATCGATCTCTATATGAAGGAGAAGAATATCGACCGTTTCCCTGATGCCATCCTTCGCCTGGCAGCAGAGTATAACGTTACCGATGAGCTCAAGAAGGATGTAAACAAGCCTACTTTTGCAGAACGTGATGCCACCATCGATGAGAAAGATGGTACCCGCATCTTTGAACTCAATGATAAATTCACGGAAGATGAACTGAAGGTTCTTGGTCCAAACGTGAAGCAGGAACATGTGGATGCCCTCAACTGGCATTCAGCCAAATGGATTGGATATGTCAAAGACCGCAAGGTCAAGATCAAATACAGCAATGAGCACTACCCTATCTTCATGCGTGAGTGCCTGGTTTCTCCAGCTGAAGGAGAGAAACCGGAAGTAAAATTCTACAAGATATACGAACCGCTCAACTTCAGCAAACAGTGGAGATTCTCATATACTCCTGATGGTGTCAAGCCTAAGAAGTACATCAATGGTCTGGCTGAGCTCAAGAAAGCATACCATGAGTTCAACGCCAAGGAGATGGCTGAATTCAACAAGACCAACGTCGATGAATCGAAGGTCTATAAAGAACAGAAACTTCCTGAAGCATTCATCTGCAGCGGCGAACGAGATAGCCTCTGCTGCAAGTCTCTCGGTTACCACCCTCTATGGTTCAACTCTGAGACCTACAAGCTCAGCGAGGAGGAATACAGAGAAATCATGAAGTATGTGGAAGTGCTCTATAATATACCGGACATCGACGAGACCGGCATCTCCAAGGGAACGGAACTTGCCCTGCGCTACATTGACATACATACCATCTGGCTGCCACAATGGCTCAGGACCTACCACGACAACCGAGGAAAAGGCCGCAAGGATCTCCGTGACTGGATGGAGCTGCGCAATACCCGCAAGGACTTCCGCAATCTGATGACGCTGGCCATGCCTGCCCGTTTCTGGGTGAGCAAGCTCAACAAGAAGTCCAACACCTGGGACCACTATATCGATACAGCGTGCCTCTACAATTTCCTTCGCCTTAACGGTTTCTACACGCTCCACGACGAGAACTCCACCATCACGAAGTATGTAAGAATCACCGGTAACATCGTGAAGCTCATCACCACAAGAGATATCCGTGAGTTCTGCCGACAATGGGTCATCGACAGAGCAGAAAAGCGAGATATTCTCAACCTGGTATTGAATACCCCGAAGCTCTCCAGCGCTGCGCTCGATTCACTCCAGGAAATAACGCTTGACTTCACCAATTACACCAATCACTCCCAGCTGTTCTTCTTCCCTCGTGTCAGCATAGAGGTAACCAAGGATGGCCTGATTGAGTATCAGCGTGAAGGAAGCTCGCTCAAGAACTACGTATGGCAGGAGAACGTCATCGATCATAACTTCAAGAAGCTCGATGATATGTTCACCATCACGCGCACCATCGATGAGGATGGCAGACCGAAGTTTGATATCGAGGTCAAGAACGTGAGTTCTCACTTCTTTGGCTATCTGATCAACGCCTCACGCACCTACTGGCGCAAGGAACTGGAATACAACTTCGAGGAGAGAAGCGTTGATGAAAAAGAAGCATATCATAAGGCTCACCTATTCGATATCGCAGGTGAAGGCCTGACCGATGTCGAGATTGCCGAACAGAAACAGAACCTCATCAACAAGATATTCACATTCGGGTATATGCTTCATCATTACAAGTCTCCCTCACGAGCATGGGCGCCTATGGCCATGGACAACAAAATCGGTGAAGACAACGAATGCAACGGCCGTTCGGGTAAGAGTTTCTTCTTCAAGACACTCTCTTTGCTGATGAAGACCGTTAAGCTGTCCGGTAGAAACCCGAAACTGATGGACAACCCTCATGTCTTCGACCAGGTAACCCAGCACACCCAGATGCTGCTGCTCGATGACTGTGACCGGTATCTCAACACAGGACTCTTCTATGATAATATTACTTCAGATATGACTGTAAACCCAAAGAACAACCAGAGCTTCACTATACCTTTCGAGGATAGCCCGAAAATTGCCTTCACTACTAATTATGTGCCGGCAGATTTCGATCCGTCTTCAGAGGCGAGATTGCTGTATATGGTGTTCTCAGACTATTATCATCAGCGCACGGAGGATAATGACTACCAGGAGACCAGAAGCATCAGAGATGACTTCGACAAGGATCTATTTTCCAAGACCTATTCTGAGGCCGAATGGAACGCAGATATCAACTTCTTCCTGCAATGCTGCCGCTTCTACATATCTCTCGTGGGAGAACCCGTAAAGATACTGCCACCTATGGAGAATATCGTTAAGCGCAAGTTTAAAGCTGATATGGGTGTAAACTTCGAGGATTGGGCCAGTTCTTATTTCTCTGAGGAGAGTGGAAGACTCGACGAGTTTGTCGTAAGAGAAAAGGCATTTACAGACTTCAAACAGTTCTCTGGCCTTAACAAAGCAACGACACAGAGCTTTACCAAGAAGCTGAAGGCATTTGTGGAGCTATGCCCATACATTGAAGCCCTGAACCCGGATGACCTCTGTAACAGCCAGCATCGCATTATCAGAAGAGATCCAGCGCATCCTGATGGAAGCCCGGTTGAGATGATTTATCTCAGAAGCAAGAAGAGTGATTCTCCAAAAGAAGAAACTCAAGCAAAAAAGGGTGATTATCAATCGACAATCGACTGGAGCAAGATAGATACTAATAGTAACGAAGCTTTCTAACCCCTACATATATAATAGGGTATATAGCCCCAAGTTATAGTGCAAAGGTACAAAAAATATCTGAATTATGCAAATATTTTCGGCAAAATTTTCAAGCGAAATTCGCTGATTTTTATATTTCTTTTCTCATGTTACGAGGGAGTGATGAGCATCTGTTCATCGCTCCCTTTTTCGTCTTCACCAGGTATGGCCAGCTCTGCCCGACAGGCTCATTTTAGCCCTTTTCCCCCGCCTACCGCTGTTTTCCCCACTCCCCTTTCTTATTTATTATACAAATCTTTTGTAACTCTGTAACAGAATGTTGGTGAAAGAATATAAATAACTAAAAAAGAGCGAGTTAACCAAAACCCGAGCCGTTACAAAGTTGCGTTACATCTCAGTTACAAAGTTTTTGAAGTTTGTAACGAACTGTTTTTGTAACAGCGCCCCACCTTCTCATATAGGTTATGTTACAACTTTGTTTTGGCTCACTTTTTTGTATCGAAAAAATGTATCAAAAGAATAGCACTGATTATCAGTAAGTTACAAAGCCGTAGTTACACGATACAAAAATACAAACTTTTCGGACGAAATTACATCACATCAAATTTACTAAGAAATATTAGCTTTTTACCAATAATTATTAGTTATCTCAATTTTTATTTGTATCTTTGCCGAAAAATGGCATATGAATAGAGTAGTTTACATCAAGGTGCCTGCTCATATCAGGCAATGGGCATACCATAGTTATGGAAATCCAATTATTTTCCCTATCATCGGCAACGAGGTTGCCGTCATACGTCGGTTCACAAGCAAACCGCCTCAGGCTAAACTGTCGCCTGTAGAACAGGAGAGCCAGGAAGAGATGGAGAAGGCGGATGCCGCCTCACTGCACCAGAGCGTGACGAATACTTTCAAAGATGAGGAGTACGAACAGAGCCGATGGCTCATTCACCCTAATGAGTATATCGCCATCTCGCTTCCGGAATCCAAGGCGAAGCCAATACGTGAGTACAACTACCTGGGCCCACGTGCCAGAAGAGCCGTGAAGGAGATGATCACCGACCTTTTCAAGATAGACCTCTGGGCATCCCTGAAGGACATCGCTGACCGCTCATGCAAGCTTTCATCACTCATTTCAGCCTGGTGCGAGCAACATGGCATTGGCATTGATTATGAGGATACCGTGCGCCAATGCTTCTACAGAATGCGCGATCAGCACGCAAAAAAGGGCGTAAATTTAAACTCTACAACAAGATTTAATAAAGATTAATACAATTTTTTCCGTTTCGGCGAACAACTCCGAACAGAATAGAAATATTCGAAATAACCAAACAACTTAGAAATATGGCATACATCAAAAACATCATCAAGATTGAGATGACAGAGGCAGAAAACCTCAAAAGTGTCGTCTTCCCTATGGATCAGAGATGCATTGTACCGTCGGCTGCTAACTTCCGGTCAATTCAATGCAAAGTTCCGTCAAGTTGTGAGATTTCCGACAAAGTAGAGTCAAAAGTCCGCATTTTCACCTCCAAGCTCACCTTCAAGTCGTGCGAGCAGATAGATCCGAACTACCGACCTCTAGCCTTCAGAATCACCACGGCAGATGGCATCCGCTACCTTATGGGCTGCGACCGCCGACCATATCCGGTACTCACCCGTACCGAAAACCTGCCAAGTTCACATACGGAATCATCCCTGATTACCTATACAGCGACTTGGACAGACGTCATCAGACCGCTCCAAATCATAGAATAAGTTTTTTTATTTCTTCTCCTTATTATATAACTTTGCGGCAATCAAATTCGCTAAGTTGTATGAAATATCAAATATCTATCACCGGTTATATAGGGTCGTGGACCAAGTTTATGGTCCGCGATATCCTTAATAACAACAAAGGCAAGCACGTCGATGTAGCCATCGATTCGCCGGGCGGTGCGGTTTCCGCAGGTCTCGCCATCTGTCAGATGTTCAAGGACCATGGCGATGTGACGGTTGACTTTCAGGCGGGCTTCTCTGCATCTGCCGCCACCATCTGTGCGATGGGCGCCAAGAAGATCCGAATGAACAAATACAGTTTGCTCCTGGTTCATAAGTGTTCCACGGAGCAGTTTGTATGGAGCGCCCTCAATGAGGAAGAAATCGGTTCCCTCATCGAGCAGCTGCAGAAGCAGCAGGAAGACCAGCAGAAGATAGACAATATCATTGCCAATGTTTACTGCGATCGCTCGGGAAAGAAGCACGAGGATATCATCAAGGTGATGTCTGAAGCCAAATGGCATACCGTGGATGAGTGCATCGATCTCGGTTTAGTCGATGAGTCGATGGATGGCAAGCCGGCTGAAATCACAGAGTCAACACAGAACTTCATCAAGTACAACGATCTTCCAGCACTGCCGGAGGTCGTCAATTCCTGGTATGAGAAGAAGCCGGGCTTCCTGGGACGAATCTTCGGAAAGGAAAACTCACACAAAAATGTTTTAGATATGATTAAGAAATGGACTCACATCAACAATGTTCTCAACGTAGAGGGCATTGAGGCAGAGGAATCAGCCAAGGACTGCACCATCTCCCAGGAGCAGATGCAGAAGCTGGAGGATAAGATTGCTGCCGACTCCAGCTCGATCAAGACCAAGGACGAGGAACTCGATAAGGTCAAGAACGAGAAGAAGGAACTGGAGGATAAGGTCAAGAACCTGGAGAAGGATAAGAAAGACCTTGAAGAGAAAGTAAAGGATCTGGAGAAAGAACCGGGTGGCGAAACCCACACTGCCGTAGATGACAACAAGGCTCAGGACTTCTGCTCAGATCAAGTATCGGACGTTTTAATTGATTTTGCATAATATGGCAGAGAATGATAAATTTGTTGCACCTGTTGACGTAAAGGAACAGCTGCAAAAGACGGCAAAGATCTACCGTAATAAGTTAATCACCATGCCTACCAGAGGTCTGAAGAAGTCACTCAGCTACATGACTCTTCGCCCAGGCATCCGTGTATCAGAGACCGTAGGCGAACTTACAGGCGGTGCTGAGTTCGGTCCATACGATGAGAACCGCGTAGCTGACGGCAACGTCAAGATTGCACCTCGTACCCTGGAGGTGTTCTTTGGCAATGTCGATATCAAGTTCTCACCTAACTCAGTTTATTCCACCATCTGGGGCGCCAACGTCACTAATGGCGATGCCCTGAAGAATGTGCCTATCACGCTGCAGGTTCTTCAGCTTCTTGCCCTGAAGCTCGGTAAGAACCTCGACAAGGTTCTGTTCAAGGCAGTACGCAACCCTACAGGAACAGGTTCTGTTGACCTCTTCAATGGTTTCGATACCATTGCCAAGACCGAACTGGATGCCGGCAAGCTTTCAGCCAACCTCGGAAACCTCATTAAGGTTGCAGACATTCTGGGCGACAACAAGACCATCAACGATGACAACGCCGTAGATTTCGCACAGGGCATCTGCGAGTTTGCCGATGAGGAGCTGATGGCAGAGGATAAGGTTTATCTTTACGTTCCTCAGTCGTTTGTCAACCTCTACAACCGTGCCTATCTCAAGAAGTTTGGTTCTGTTCCTTACAACAAGGAGTACAACCACCTCACAGTAGAAGGCTTCAGCAACGTAGAGTTCGCCGCCCTCTCCAACAAGAAGGACGCTCCTTTCTTCGAGCTTACCACCAAGAACAATATGCTTGTAGGTGTCAACGAGCTTAACAACAACGATGCCGAGAAGGTTAGCGTGGAGAAGTACAATCCATGGAAACTCGACTTTATCGCTACCAAGTTCTTCGGAACCCAGTTTGAGAGCATCAACAAGGAGCGTGCCCTGTTCATCACCGATGATGGTACCAAGCCACTCATCCGGAAGGCAGCCACATCATCTGCCAGCCAGACTGGCGGCAAACAGAGTGGCAAGGACGCTACCGCTGACGGAAACGTCTAATGTTTCACCTTATATAATATAGGAGATTAAAATATGGCATGTACTAACAAAGATTTATATAAATCAGTGCGCAAATGTCCGGGTACGATTATTCGTCCCGGCATTAAGCCGAAGTTCCTGGCCATCCCGCTTACGCAGATTCTTACTTGGCCAAAGCTTCCAGATCCTGGCGATACCACCAAGGGACTGGAGGAACTCGCCACCTACAAGGGCGACTTCACTCTTGCCACTGATGCCAAGTGGCACGCAGTTGACCTCGTAGCACTCAAGTCTTCCATCACCACGGAGACTCAGGGCGAAGCTCCATCAGCGACCTTCCTCAACAAGGCAGAGTATATCATCGGCGGCACTGATGCCGATATTACCGGTTTCGGCCGTATGGCGATCAATGACGAACTGGTCTATGCCCAGCAGGATCCTAACGGGCGCTTCCGCATTCTCGGTAACGAGATGTTCCCGGTGAAGACCACATTTGCCCAGAACAGTGGAGCCGGAGCTACCGACTCCAAGACCTCAACCCTCAGCGTAGAGGCCACCGACTTCTGCCCTGCTCCATACTATGATGGCAAGCTTGAGACAGATGAAGGTGATATCAAGGGCAGCGATGGCTCTGTTTGGACTAGCGAAGGCTGATAAGATTTGCCCAATTTTACATAACTACACATACTGATTTGCTTAGGTGGCTCTCGCTTCGTGCCTGAGCCGCCTTTGTTTGTTTTCACCTTATTATATATTAAATATGGATCATCAATTTACCAGGCATATGCAAGAGTGGCTCAACTCCAAGCACGAATCGGATGCAGAAATCATCAAGGGAGCAGATATGCTCTTCCGTCTCAACCGAAACCGGTTCTATCATGTCCGAGCAACCCGACAGCCCCAGGCATACCGCACCAACATAGAGTATGAACTGAATAAGTTCCTCAAGATCCGTCTCGACAACATGACCATCGAGGAGGTCAGGAAGATGAACGATATCGTGATACCTGAAGCCCAGGCTATCATTGCCGAAGAAGAAGCGGAGAAAATCGGAGAAAATGAGAGAATATCAGAGAATAACGGAGAAAATCAGGGAAAATCGGAGAAAAACGGCGATTCCATCGAGGAAAATGCCTCTACCGATGATACAGAACTCCCGTCCTCGGATAGCGATGGAGTGGCTATTGTCCGTAAGGGCAAGCGCATGGATCACGATTTCCTGCCCAAGGAAGTAGCCGACCTCTGGGATATCAACGCCAAGCGATACAAGGAAATCAAATCTACCTTCGAGACGCTCAAGGCGATGGAAGACAAGGAACCATGCGACCGATACGAGCATCTGAAGATTCTTTCGGATCTCGACAAGAAGTATCGTGCCGATATGCTCACCTACGACTCATACCAGGTAACTCGTGCCGACCGTGACCGGGTAGCTAAAGCCAGACTCGCCGAAAATGCCAGCCAGGATTAAAGTTGCCGATATACTCAAGCCCATCGATGAGGTGAAGACACAGGCATACTTCGGACGGCACCTGCACACACTCGGACTCATCAAGTGGATCCTTTCACAGATTGGTCCTGCTGATGTGTGGGTGTCTTCCTACTCTACCTCCGAGGAGTTCCTCAGAGGTTTCCGCCTGATGCGGGATTCGGGCAGCATCTCGTCGGCAAAGATGCTGCTGGATGTGAAGGCAAGCAAGAAGACCGTACACCTGTGGCGGCTTATGTCGGCATGCTTCGATGATGTCTATCTGGGCGAAAACCATTCCAAGGTGACGCTTTTCCGGAATGATCAGTATGTTGTTTCGGTCGTCACGTCCCAAAACCAGACATACGGCAGCCGTGACGAGAGTACCATCATCACCACGGAACCACAGGTCTTTGCCGACCTGTTCAATGGATATACCAGTCATTGTGACAATCAAAGCTTAAGAATCAATGGAAATTACTCAGGAGTTACTCAACAAAGTGCAAGAGCTGGCAGAGAACCTGACTCCGATCTCGGAGATGTCCGTCCTTTTGGATATTAAGGAGGATGTTCTGCGTGAAGAGATTCTCGACCCTGCATCAGAGCTCCGGCGCGTCTATTATCTGGGCATGGCAAAAGTCAGGCAGCAGATTCGCAGGAATGAGCTGGAGCTGGCTGCAGCCGGCTCACCTCAAGCCGTACAGCGCACACATGAATATCTGAATAAAATGATAGAGGAGATCAAGATATGAGAGAACCAGCCAACATCGATGCCATCATCGACCTGATGGACCGCACACCCGAAGAGATGGATGCACAGAATGTTCCCGCACCCGTGCGTGACCGCATTCTGCGCATCCGGGCTCTTTATGCCTGGTGGCTCATCAATCCACGCAAGACAGACCAGGAACTGGTCTTCAAGGATATGCAGGACTACAAGGTGCAGCGCATGATGGCTTATAATGACCTGCACCTCATCAAGCTCATACTGGGCAACCTGCAGAAGGTTTCCAAGGACTTTGCCCGGTACCGCTTCGACCAGATGATTCAGCGCACCTACGAGAAGGCAGACAATATGGGCGATGCCAGAGCCATGGCTGCAGCAGCTGCCGCATACGGCAAATACCACCTGCTCGACAAGGAAGACCCTGTGGATAACGGCTACGACATGATCCAGCCTCAGGTATTCATACCTACTACCGACCCTCGCCATCTCGGACTGAAGCGCATACCGAACGTGATGGGTACCATCAAGAAGCTCATCAGGAAATACACCGACAACTCCATGGATCTCATCAGGATCGAGAGCGAGGATTATGACGAGCAGCTCCTGGAATATACACCAACAGAAGAAGTCAAGGAAGAGGAGAATTCATTATGATAGAGCAATATTTCAATCCGGCACAGCAGGAAGTAAACCTCATCAATGCCCGCGACTCTGTGGTCGTGGGCGGTCGTGGTAGCGGAAAGAGTATCCTGCATGCCACCTTCAACCTGCGCAACATGCAGCGTATGCCCGGAAGCGACGGAGGTTTCGTATCAGCCAACACCAAGCGATGTCTCACCAATACGCTTCCTTCCATGCTCCAGCACTGGGAGCGATGGGGATTCCACCGGGGCAAGCATTATCTCATCGGCATCAAGCCACCCAAGAAGCTGGGATGGCCGGAACCGGTAATCCCGCCTTCCAACTGGGAGAACACCATCTCTTTCTATAACGGGTCTATCGGTACCATCATCTCGCAGGACCGCAAGGGAACCTCCAACTCCCTCTCGCTCGATTACCTGGATATCGACGAGGCGAAGTTCATCAACTTCGAGCAGCTGAAGGATGAAACCTTCCCTGCCAACCGTGGTAACGTGAATCTTTTCGGGCGCCACTACTACCATCACGGCATGCTCATCACCTCGGATATGCCCGTAACCAAGAAGGGTTCCTGGTTCCTCAACTACAAGAAGGACTGCGACCAGCAGCTCATCGACGCCATCTCTTCGCTCGTGGTGGAGGAATATGATATCCGCAACCGCATCAAGACCTCAGGGCACATCAGCCTCTATGCCAAGCGCAGACTCAAGGAGATAGGGCTGCACCTGGCACAGCTGCGCTCCAAGGCTCTCTTCTATAAAGAGTACTCTTCAGTATATAACATCGAGGTGCTGGGTATGGATTTCATCAAGCAGATGAAGCGAGATCTGCCAGCCCTCACCTTCCAGACCTCCATCATGTGCAAGCGCCCTTCCATCTCGCTCGACGGTTTCTACTCCAATCTCCGGGATGTGAACCTATATACGGCGCCTAACCTCGCCTACCTGGATGGACTGGAGTATGACATCGACAAGCTTCAGCACGTGGATTCCCGCATGGATGATGATGTGGATCCCGACCGTCCGCTGTGTATCGCCTTCGATGCCAACGCCCTGATCAACTGGATAGCCGTGGGGCAGGACAACCTGCGGGGTGAAGCCCGCTGCCTGAAGAGTATCTTCGTGAAGTATGAGGAGAAGCTGCCTGCCCTGCTCGATAAGTTCATGCAGTATTACGAGTATCACCGCTGCAAGGAGGTGAACTTCTACTACGACTCCACCTTCGTGGGCAACAACTACGCCCTGATGAATGATGACTTCCACACCTTCATCACCAACTACCTCACAGACCATGGCTGGTATGTGAACGATGTGTATCTGGGCAACCCGATGGGACATCTCGAGAAGATGCTGCTCCTCAACCGTATGTTTGTGGGAAGAGCTGAGCACAGGATAATGATCAATAGCGAGAACAATGAAGACCTGCTCATCTCCATCCGTCTGGCTGGAGTGTATAACGGCAAGAAGGATAAGCGTGGAGAGAAGCTGGCTGAGACCGAAGAGGATAAGCTGGAGGCTCGCACCGACGGTTCTGATGCCTTCGATACGCTGATGATTGGTATAGAGAAGTTCCCGCAGTCTGATGGGTACATCGCTACTGGTTCTATGCTGTAACAGATAAGCTCTCATAAAAATTGTTCTAATGTAAATCTGGTGGTGGCATTCTTGCCCGACCGCCGCTGAGGGGAGTGCGCTGCGAAGCGTGCTCCCTTTTCTTTTCCTTTTACCTTCTTACAAATTCTTTAACGGTCGTTTACATATTCCGCCCGTCTCAAGGAGGCAGGAAGCGCCCTCGGGCGTAGGGCAGTGGGGGGTCCTTTCGGCGACAAAGGGGAATTATTTTCCCTTTGAATCCCTAAAACCCCGATAAAATCGAGGTTTTCCAACCTTTGGGTGTGGAAAACCTGTCGTAAAACGACACATTCGGCATCTTCAACTTCGAGGTCGAAGCCTGCCAAATGTTGCGATTTCATCGGTCTAAGGTATGTTTTCCGCTCCAAAGACCGCAAAACATCGTTTTTTCATAGCGCAAATTCCTCATCTCCCAGTATTGTATATTTTAGTTAAAATTTGCGCATTTGCAGTTATCAGAAATTAGCGTGTTCTAATCTTTATAACAAACTTTATAGCAAAGTTTATAGTTAAAATTGCGATAAAACTTGCAAATCTCAGAAAAAAGATGTACTTTTGCAACGTGTTAATCATTAACATGACGAAAAAATAAAGCTATACAATTATGAGCAATACAACGACCATTTATACAGCATACAAGAATGACGGCAGCTCTGTCATTGCCATACAAGACAACAATAAAGACAGGGTGGCATTTGCAGGCATAGCCAACAAGGCTCGTTTCTTCAGCATAAGCACCGCAGACCGTCTCAAGGAATTGATGACCCGCGCCATCAATAACCGCACACGTGAGCGCAACTACTTCAAGCTTTACTGTGATATGCTTGGCGGTATTATCACAGAGGATGAGTTCGATCGGGAGATAGAACAGAATGAAGATAAGTACATCATCAAGCAAGATTGTGATGCCTCTATCGAAGATATAGAAGTTGCCCTAGAGGTTAGCCCATCCATTATGGATGTAAAATCTCCAGACGATATGGCCGAGATATTCTCTTTCAGCGAAAAATCAATGCAAAAAAGTATTCAATAATGGCTATATATATTAATGAAGGCGAAACGATAGAGGGCATGAAAGCCGATGTAATAGCCAGAAGAGCTGAATGGAAAGGACTCAAGAGAGAACCCATTACAGGCAAACTGATGACCCTTTATGAGCTTGACCGCAACTGCTCGGTGGAAATCACAGAAGCTATGGAACTCGATGCCGATGGCAAGAGTTTGCGTGAGCAGTTGGGGATACATGGAGAAATCGGAGACAAAATTCAAGGTGATGCCATCAAGCTATGGGTTGAGATCAAGCGAAATGCTCTTAAATTCAACACTAAAGAGGGAGTTTCCGGAAGGCATGGTGCTAACCTGGCGAGCACCAGCAAGCGAACTATCGGAAAGCTGAAATACTCTTTCGATAATTATAAACAACTTTTCAATCACTCGGCGCAGGTCGAGTCAAACATTAAAGCACAGATAAAATGACAATAGATATTCTTGCACTTTGTGACTTTGCACAAGAAAATGAGGGTAAACTTACCCTTGTGGGCACTTTCGACTACTACGTGGTCAGAAAGGCCCCACTCCCCAAGAGCACACTATTCCTGGTTGCTAGAGTTAAGATGAGCAGCGAGGAGAGTAAATTGCAGCAGGAGTTCACAACCCAAGTAACCGATATGGCTACCGGTAAACCGCTTCTCGACAAGCCTATTCAGGCAAAGATTGAGCCGCGCCCTTCTGATGAGTATCTCTTTAGCAACTTCATCTTCGAGTTTACTGACCTGCAGTTCCCGGCTGAAGGTAATTATAAGTTTTCGTTCAAAATCGGCGACGTAGAGAACTCACTACCACTTAAGGTATATTTCCAGAAATAAGCATAACAAGCCCTCGGTGCTTTCCGCATCGGGGGCTTTTTTGTATCCAAATGTTAAAATTGAACTAAGCATAACATTTTTATTATGCAATATTTGCGTATATCAAAATTATTATGTACCTTTGCAATCGAGTTAAGGAACATGTTTAATCAATTAAATTTTTAAGCTATGCAAGAAGATTTAGAAAAGGAAATCGAGAGAAAGAAAAAGGAAATCGAAGACTTTCTCCGAATCGTGAAATTCACTGGTCTTTCGCAGAAGGAAATAGAAAAGAGACTTGATTATCTCTTGGACGACCTTTCAAGACTGATGAAGAAAAGAAAGTAAAATTCAACTTCCCCTCCTTCGGGAGGGGATTACAAAATATATATTGATATGGAAGATATTAAAATCTTATTGGAGGAATACAAGTCTCTTGCTGGTAATACCGATGCAAAGAGCGAAGAGCGAAAAAACGAAATTATCGCTAAGTTGGAGGCTATGGATAAGGGTGCCGTGGCCGAAGTGGCAAAACCATTTGTGGAGGAGAATGTAACTCGCCTGGAGGGCGAAGTGAAAGCTCTCCGCAGCCAGATAGATGCAGAGGATTACAAGCTGCTCCCTATCTCCTATATTGCCAAGAACTATTTCAACAAGAGTGCATCATGGCTTTTGCAGCGTCTCAACGGATATCAGGTACGTGGAAAGGTCTATACGCTCAACCAGGAGCAGAAAGGCATCTTTAACCAGGCGGTCAAGGAAATAAGCAATCGCATCAGCGCATTGCAGTTAGCATAGCTAACATGTTCAATAACTCAGTCCCCGGCACGATTCCGTGCCGGGGATATTTTCTAAACAAGAAGAATATGAATGAGAATAAGATTATAGACTACATATTGGGGCTGTTCACCAAGAACGAAATGAGCAAGGACGATATTCATTGGACTATCAACGAGAAGTTTGATTATGACAATGAACCATTGCTGATATTGAACAGACTGATAAGAGAAGGACTCATCATAGAAATGGGAGAAGCATACTATAGTCTTACCAGTGAAGGACGGAAAGCCAAGAACGGATACGGGAAATATGTAAGGAACCGGAAGTTCTGGCAATACATCGACAAGGCCAACAAGGTTTCTACCCTTGTAAAGTTCCTCTATGGCGCAGGAGGCTTCATTGCAGGATGGCTGGCCAAGGCCTTAGCAAATGTTCTTGGCATGTAGCAGGGCTACCAGCAGGAACAGGCATACCAGGATAAGAACCAGGATACCCAGTATGCTTTTTACAGCATACCCCAAACCGCCATTTTTATGATAGTCGTGCCAGATGGGGCTGAAAGCATCCAGCAGGGAGCGCTGCTGCTTCTCGAGCATCTCTACTCGCTTCAAGAGATCTTTTTCTTCCATACCTTATATATTATTCTATTAAAAATGAAAAACGATGCAAATATAAGGAATTTTATTGAGATTTCGGGGAATATGCACGGAAAATCGAGGAAAATGCGGGGAAAATCGGGGAATTTCCGAGGAATCCATTCCTCGACCTCTAGCAGGATGACCCATTTTCGCGGTCGTTTCCGGTCGTTTTCACGGTCATTTTCGGTCATTTCTGGAGAAAAACATTCCTTCTTTCCGTTTTCTTTCCGTTTTTATTCCTTTTCATTCCGTTTCATTCCTTTTTCGTTCCTCAACCCCTTGTTTTATGCTCTAAAACATAAAAAAGTCATTTTCTTTAAAATTTCTCGCTTTTTTTTTGGCGGTTCCAATTATTCTTCGTACTTTTGCCATCGGTTATAAGATAGTAGTAATCTACTCAGCGATGGCGACTGTTTCGCCTAGGCTTCACGCCGTGGGCTTTTTTTATGCCTATAAAGTATCATTTTCCCGGCAGCGGGAACTTTTCAATATGGCGGTTGCATGATCCGTAAGATACTTGCCCTTCGCTGGGAAAGCTACCATCTTATAACCAACGGTGAATGTGACCGCCACCATTGTATTTATACATCAAGGTCGGTCTATAATGGTTATAAGATGGCAATTATGCAGAATTCAATTTTATTAAGTGATGCGCAGGTGAGACCTGCAGGCATCAGCGTCAACGAGGGCATCCATACCCTCAAGTGTGCAACCAAGCGTGAGGCTAAGCGTCTCTGGGCTACCAAGAGCGAGGCCTTCAGCTTCCTTTGCGAGGAGAAGGTAACGTATGGCGAGGTAGCAATGACCATGGTGGGCATAGCCTGCTTCGTGTGTGTGATGATTGTTGGTGGTTATCTTTTCGGAGGGGAGGTGATGTAGTTATGAAAGAGATGAATAAAAAGACTCAGGACGTAGCGGTTAGTGCATCACCATGGCAAGATATTGCCCAGGTTGAGGGCAATAAAGTGCCATCACCGGATAAAATTGAGAGCGTCGGCACGCAGGTTGGACAAGAGACAAGAAAGGAGGAATGAGCGATGAAGAACAATAAGAAAGTTACTCATGCTGAGAAAATAGGCGTGGGTACAGATTCTGAGATTCCGGAGAATTTCAGACCACTGGAATTCATACAGAAGGTGACTAAACTGCTGGGCGAATGGGCTCAGCAGGATAAGGAAAGAGGTTTTGTCCTGATAGCAACGAGTGAGTGTTATGATGGTGATGGTTGCGGCCTGGCATCAGGCTGCGATGGCAACGATGAAGTGCTCGCCAAAATGATGTGTGGAGCCTTGGAGCACGACAAGAACCTACAGAAAATCGTGATTGATGCCTGCAGATTAAGGGAGTAAGCCAATCATTAACAAAATAAAGATTTGTCATGAACACGAATATAACAACCAACCTGCACATGACAGCAGACGTCTGGAATGCGCTAGTAGATATGATGAACGTTGACCAACTGGACAACTTCATCGAGACTCTTGAGTTTGCTCAAGACAAGTTTATCTCAAACGAGGTAATAACCAATGCCGTGGATGATTTCGGCGGTGCCGGACAGGTTCTCCTGATGCTCAATGCATTCAAGCGCATGGAGAACCTCTTCAAGACCATCAACCAGGCTCTGAAGGCGAAAGGAGGTGTGGTATGATGAGAGAAGAGGAGAAGGAAACCAAGGCGGACTATACCCGCATGGCTCTGGACCAGTATCTGCTAGGCTACCAGCCGTATGATCCGGAAGACAACAATGAGGTAGATTTCAAGACCTCTAAGGAGATACAGAACGACCTCAGGGATATGGTTATCGCTCCCGTCTCCACCATCACCGAATATATGGTGGAGCGAGGTTTCAAGATGGTTAAGATAGAAGGCGGAACGCTCGCCTGGCATCTGCAGTACGACCATCCCTTCTAGAAGAAATCAAGCTTTTGCTTTTCATTTTAAATAAACACTGGTAGGCTAAGCGTAGCCTACACACCATACTGATAAAAATTAAATAAGCAGTACCCGGTCACCGTGAGGTGGCTGGGTATTTTTATATTCACCCTCCCTGTCCTATCTTTGCACAAGTTTAATGAAACAAAGATATGATTACAGTTATCCATCAACCCAGCTCGCCGGTATTTACCAGCGCCCTCGACACCTTCTCCTTCAAGATAGGCGGCGAGAATGCCGCCGTCGCCATCTCGTGCGACGGTGAAGAACTGCTCAGCGAGACCTACTACCCTGTATCGGGCAACATCACCATCTACGACCTCGGTACCCTCATAGCCGATGCAGCCAGAAGAACCGTGGCTGCCACCTGCAAGATCAGCATCACGGAACATACGGGAGACAAGAATGTAGATACCTGGAGCAAGGAGTTCAGCGTATATTATGCCACCGTTGACGTGAACATGAGCTGCCAGGCATTCCTGGATTCATTCTTCCTCACCCTGCTCGACGGCACCAAGCTTACACAGCTGGGACATCGGGAATACCTGCATGCAGCAGGCGAGGAGAGTAGCACGCCGGAGGTGGTTGCCAGCTACTACAACAGGGAATCGGGCAGCATAAGCACCGCAACCATCGATGCATCAGCCACCCCTACCCATACCGTGAACGGCATCACCACCTTTGATGTTTCGCCCGACAGATACTACGATGAAGCCAAGGGCAGTCTCTTCGCCTATACCGTGACCGTGGGCAGGCGAGTGCAGGAGTACCAGATAGACCATACCCGGGCAGTGGCCGACCCGGTGCTGCTCTTTACCAACTCGTTCGGATGCCAGGAGATTTTCTACTGTCTGGGCAGAAAGAAGATAGCCCCTACCTTCGAGCGCAAGCAGGCGGTAATCTCCGGCAGGAAAATCAACTATGCCGTGAAGGAGACCCGCTCCTTCGAGGGCGACACCGGCATCATCCCGCCATCCATGGCACACTTTGCCGAAGACCTGCTCAGAAGCGATGAGATCTATCTTTTCAGGGATTATACCAAGGACAAGGAAATCACCTTCACCGACTCGAAGAGCGAACGGACCAACGAGGAAGACGACATAGCAGAGTTCACCTTTACGTATCAGTATGCCCAGAGAGTGCAGAACGTAATCTTCAGGGATGTAGAGAACACGGGAGGCAGAATCTTTGATGACTCATTCGATGATACGTTCAACTAGAAGTTTCACCCTTATAATTTTGTCGCAGATATGAAAGAAAAGACACCCAAAGCCATTCACATCAATGAACTGAGGCGTGCGCTGGATATTTCCCGCATAGACCGCACGCCCGTGGACCTGGACTGCTGGAAGGCAGCCGACGGCTCCATCATCCAGTACCGGGGCTGGCTGGTGAAGAGCAGTTCCTGGCAGCAGGGAACCCACAACCTCTACAATCCGGTGAATCACCAGATACGCAAGGTGAGGGATATCTTCATCTTCAGATACAATGACCTTCCAATATACTTATAATAATTATGGCAAGCAACAACAACAGCAACAACATAGACATCACCTATGCCACCATGGGCGAGGTGATGGATTATCAGACATCATCGCCCACGAGCGGTTTCACGGAGTCGTCCACAGTCTTCGATGATGATGGTACCACGCCTCTCGTCAGCGTGGAAGTCGGGGGAAAGGAATATACCTATGTACCCTTCGGCTACGAGAACCAGCTGCCCTACGAACTGATCAGCAACATAGGCAGGAGCAGCGTGATGGCTCAGAACAAACTCTTCAACGTGCTCACCTGCTACGGAATGGGCTTCCAGTACAACGACGTGGAGACCAAGCTTCCGAGCAAGGACCGTGAAGTGAACCTCTTCAGGATGCACAACTCGATGAGCCGCTTCTTCCTGGAACAGATTACCGACATGAAGTATTTCTTCTTCTGCGTATCTGCCATCGTGCTCAACAAGAAGGGCGACAAGATTGTGGCGGTAAGACACAAGGAGGCGTGCTACTGCCGGTTTACCAAGAGCGTGAACGGACGCTCGGAATATGTGCTCTATGCCAACTGGAGAAACGCCACAGTGCCAGCCAACATAGAGGTGCTGCCGCTGCTCGACGAGCTGGATCCGCTGGGCGACCTGCAGAAGCGCATGGGGCTGGACGGCCAGAACGGCAAGGTGAAGGCAAGACAGTCGGGGCAACCGGGATGCAAGGACAGGGTCTTCGCCATCGTTACCCGCTTCCCTACCCCGGGCTGCCAGTACTATCCCGTGCCCTACTACTCCGCCATCTTCAGGGACAAATGGTATGACATCTCCCGTCTCATCGCCATCGGCAAGATGGCGAAGCTGAAGAACCACGCCACCATCCCCTACCTGGTAGAGATACACAACGACTACTGGCGCGGCATCTTCAAGGAGGAGCACATCACCAGTACGGAGGAACAGAAGAAGCGCAAGCTTGCCGAAAAGGAGAAGATACGCGACTTCATCTCGGGCATAGAGAACAGCGGCAAGCTCTGGATAGCGGGCTACTATACCACGCCCGACGGCAAGGAGGTGAAGATGGTGCGCATCACCCGCATCGATACCTCGAAGGACGGAGGCGACTACAGTGATGATATCGCCGAGAGCAACAACATGCAGTGCTATGCCGACAACATCCACCCTAACCTGGTGGGCGCCACTCCCGGCAAGAGCCAGAGCAACAATTCGGGTTCCGACAAGCGCGAGCTCTTCACGCTGAAGCAGAGCATAGAGAAGGCATTCCACGACCTGATGGAGACGGTTCACTGGGTGATCATCTACTTCAACCACTGGGAGGAGAAGGTTTATCCGGATGTGCCGCTCATCATGCTCACTACCCTTGATGAGAACAAGGATGCCAAGAAAGTGTCTAACAATCCAAATTCAAAGACAGATGATTAATATTACCGCAGAACAGTTTGAGCAGCTCCTTCCATTCGTGGGGGCTGCCACGGAAGACGTCTTCACGAAGGCTCTGCCATCGATGGAGAACGTTTATTTCGACCTGGTGGCCACCGTCATCGGTTCCGACTTCGAGGATGCCGCCTGTGCAGAAGACAGCGCCTTACTGGGCAATATCCGCTCATACGTCATCCTGAAGGCATTCATCCTGCGTCTCCGTTCCAACGATCTCATTATGACCGACAACGGTTTCGGTATCGTTTCCAACGAAAACATATCGCCAGCATCCCAAGCCAGGGTGGATGCCCTGCTCAGGGAGCTGACCTACAAGCAGGACCAGCAGCTGCATGGCGTGCTGAACCGCCTGCGCACGGTGGAAGGCTGGAGCGAGACGGTGCAGGCGTGCAACAACATCGCCTCTTTCTTCTGGTCACCATTGACGCTGAGGGCTTACTCGAGTGTACGGGGGTTCGTCACCTTCGACGACCTGGCAGCCCACCGCAACGAGATAGGAATGGCAGAACTGGTGCTGCGCAAACAGTTCTCCGACTCGCTCATCGAGCAGCTGCTTGAGGAAGAGCGCAAGGCACAATATGAGCCATTCCATCGGCACGCCATCGTGAAAATGTGCCATTTCATCGGTGCTCACATTTCTACAAAAGAGACTCCTGCCGACCCTCGATACAAGGATCTTGCCTATGCTGCAGCAGCCAACTTCATAGAGGAGAACATCGATAAATTCCCAAAATACAAGGATTCACCGGCCTACAAGGCCAATCACATGCAAGCGTATGAGAACAAAGCTGACGACCCGACCTTCTTCTTTGCAGGATGACGGAACACTGAACCTTCACGTTCCCCACTCCTGGAGTGAACTGACACAGGACCAGCTGCGCTATGTGCTCATCCTGCTCACCCAGGGATGGGAGGAGTGGCACGTAAGGACCTACCTTTTCGCCCGGTTTGCCGGAATCAGGGTGCTCAACGAGAAGAAGGACGGCTGGCTCTGCGAAACCAAGACGGAGAAGGGCGGAAAGGTGAGATTCTTCCTGGAGCTGTGGCAGGTGCAGAGCTTCTGCGAGGCATTCGACTTCGTGTTTGAAGATACCGGGGCTGAAAACAGGCTCGATTCCATCGGACTCTACAAGGCGGCAGACCTGGAGCTCTACGATTACCCGTTCGAGTATTACATCTGTGCGGACAACTACTTCCAGCAGTATCTGCAGTCGGACAAGACGAGCGATGAGCCGCTGAAGGAACTGGCACGATATCTCTATCTGGACAATGAGGGCAACCAGGCAGCGCACATCAAGTGCTCTACCTATGAGCTGATGGGTGTGTTCCTCTGGTTTATGTGGATAAAGCACAACTTTTCCACAAAGTTCCCCCATCTCTTCAAGCCTGCAGCTGAAGGAGGCGAAGGAGAAAATGACATGGAGGCATCGATGAATGCACAGATCCGGGCACTCACGGGCGGGGATATCACCAAGGAGGAGACTATCAGGAAAGCCAATGTGTGGCGGGCACTCACCGAACTGGATGCCAAGGCACGCGAGGCAGAGGAGTTAAACAAGAAACTGAATAAATCATGATCAAGACAGAAATCAATACCCCATCGGTACAGGTGGGCTTCGATGCATTCTCTTACTTCAGAGACCTGGCAAAGCGCAACAAGCTATGCTGCGAGCTGGGGTTCATTCCTACCACATGCTCTACACCACAGGCTTTCGAGGGAATGCTGGCCAATATGTCGAAGGGCAGGAACTTCATCGTCATAGATGACACCAACGACGGCAACGTGGCCATCAACGGCGACGGCAGTTTCCGCAAGGTTGTCACCTATACGGTGTGGATCCTGATGCGATACAAGTTCAACGACATGAACGACCGCCAGGAGAAGCTGAACACCTGCAGAAAGATCTTCCGGCAGTTTCTGAGCCGTATCATCATCGACAAGATGAAGTGGGAAAGCGACTTTACCTATCTGCTGAGCGACCAGGTGGACAACCGGGAGATAGGCGCATATTTCATCAACGGGCTCACTGGCGTGGAATTCCACATCGACGTGAGCGAGCCATTAGACCTGGTATATGACAATGAAGAATGGAACGAATAACATCAAGACTCCCGTATCTCAGGAAGACATCCATGCCTATGAGCGTGGATGGGCAGAGGAGATGGTGAAGATCTGGAAGGAGAAGATCATGCACTACCGCATACGACATACGGGTGCTCTCTTCAACAGCGTGCAGGCTACCTCGTTTGGCGGCTCATCAAGAGTCATCGCCCACAAGTTCCTGCTCTACGGTCTGTATCAGGAGACAGGAACGGGCAACGGTTATTACCATGGCAATCCTGGCGATCTCCAGTTCCTGGATCCGAAATATCGTGCGAAGCATCATCTGGGCGAACCCAGACAGAGGCGCCCATGGTTCAACCGGAAGTATTATGCATCCATCATGAAGCTGAACGATATGGAGGGCTATTTCTATGGCGAGGAATACCAGGGCCTGATGGCAGACCTCTTCAAGCAGATGTTCGGCACCCCTATCTAGCGTATTTTTATATAGTTCTCATCCTTCCTATCTTTGCATCAAAATAAAAAATATGGCAGAAAATAAAGACATCAACAAAATCAGAGAGGCTTTCGAGGGCATCCGTGACGAGAGAGTCAAGCACGCCAATACGGCAAGCCGCATTGGCAACGCCTTCCTGTCCCTGCTCGACTATGCTTCCTCTGCTGACAACGATAAACTCTCCGCCATCAACGACGATACAGCCCATGGGCTCATCACCTTTCTCAAGGGCATCAAGATAGGCAACCTCTTTTCTTTCTCCAAAGAGGGCGACATCATCGCCCACTCCATCGCCACTGATGACTACTCCGAGGCTGGTCAAAAAGGCTTCTGCCTCGCCACAAAAGAGAATGGGGGTTACAAGCTTTGCATCGAAGAGATCCTGGCGTGGGGCTTGGCGACAGTCAGTGCGCTGCACGTCAAGGGCGCTGCTCGTTTTGATGATACCATAGGCTCTCCCGACTTCGTCTCGGGCTTCCTCGATGGCAAGGGCTGGCGACTCGCCAACAACCCCACGACCAACGCTGCCGGGGTACAGGAGAATAAATACAACCTAGAGCTGGATAATCTCATCGTGCGTGGTACCATGCGCATCTTCGAGATGATCGTCTCTCAACTCTTGGGTGAGAATGACAACCGCATCTTCACGGCGATGCTAGAGGTTGACCACTACAATCCAGAGACAGGCAGGGTCTATCTCGACACCCACGAGGGCAGGATGTACAACCCCTTCCGCAAGGATGACTACATCATGGTACAGCAGTACAATGGCATGCCCTCCACCGAAAACAACCACTATGTCACCAAGCGATACGAGCTTATCGTGACAGAGGTGGGCAGCGAGGGCAGTGGCGAGGATATGTTGGCCTGGGTTAAGTTCAAGAACTTCACCTCCTCGATGGAGGGTGCCACCGCAGAGCAGCTCATCACCAAGCGAGACACTTTTGTTAGGGTCGACAACCTCACCGACCCCGACCGAAAGGGCATCATACAGATGATGACCGTGGGCAGTGATACGCCCTACATGGACATCATCTATGGTCTCAAGACAGACCCTGACAATGCGCTCAAAGGTCGCCTCGGCAACCTACGGGGCATCACACACCCTCTATTCGGTGCACTCTCAGGCTTCGGTGAGTTCCTGCAGAACCTCTACGCCACGGGCGACTTCGTGCTCCGCCGCACAGGTGAGAGCATCGACACCAAGATACAGATGCTGCAGAACCAGTTCGCCACCCGCTTCGCACAGACATCGTACGAGGCAACAGAGGAGAGCAACTACCTCCATAACGGTCAGTTTCTGACGGCGATAGGCTATAACGATGAGCAGCTCATTGATGGCTGGACCATCGACGATACAGACGAGTCCCAGTTCTGGGTCGATGCCAATGGCTTACCTGTCATGGTCAATGGTGCCGCCACCGTGAGTGGCAACCACCGAGTGAGCATCGACAACAACGAGGGGCGCAACATGCTGCACATACAGGACAGCGGCGTCAAACAATCCAATGACCTCATCCGCAAGCCCGGTACTCACAAGGAATATACCCAGCCATCGGCAGAAAAAGGAGAGGATGGCATGAATACCACTGGCGATGACTATACCGAGGTGCAAGACACCTTATATATAAGTGCTCGCATCTATGCCAAGACTGCTGGCACCCTCACCTTTGGCTTCGAGGGTTGCAAGGCCGTCGAAGGCAAGACCAACGACCTGTCAGCCCAGAGCGTCAGCGTGCCATACTCGGCAGAGTGGCAGACGGTAGAGCTAAATGGCAAGTGGAATGGCACCGGCGACTTCGTGCTCCGATATACAGGCGACATCTACGTCGCGCTGCTCACCATCACCGACGAGCCTCTCGACAACCTGAGCAAGACCGTCTCGACACAAATACTTCAGACGGCTAAAAACATCAAGCTGCTGGGACAAAACATCGACAAGGTCAATGGTACCACAACTCAGCTCGGCATCGAGCTGGACGCTGAGAAAGAGGCAATACGCCTATATGTCGATAAGAGATACGGCGAACTCAACACAACACTCTCGTCAAGAATAGAGATAGAGGCAGGTCGCATCGACCTCATCAACACCTGGCAGGATAGCACAAACGAGAAAATTTCTGGCATCTACACCGACATCGACAGCATCACTGCACGTGTCGAGAGCGTCACCAATACGGCCAACGGCACCAAGGCGGCACTCGCTGAGTTAAAGATAACGGTCAATGGCATCAATACCACGGTGGGCAAGGCTGCGACAAAAGACGAGCTGAATGCAGCCAAAAACACTTTGCAAGGGACTATGTCTGACAACTACAATGCCCTCAACAGTTCCGTTGCCGAAGCCAGGAGACACGCCGACAGCGTAGGCTCAGACATACGCAACGATTATGGTCCGACTATATCGTTGGTCAGTCAAAACGCCGATTCGTGGTCTTCGGCAGTTGCTCGTTTCGATGCCAATGGCAAGCTCAAAGATACGAGCTATCTTATCACCACCGCTGACTACAACGCCCTGATGAGCGAGCGATTCAATGCCGATGGCACGCTCAAAAACAAAGGTGGCTTGCTTGTGACAGCAGACTACAATGCGCTGACTACAAAAATCGAGGGTGTCGATGGCAAGATTCTATCCGAGGCTACCATCAAGACAATGATTGCCAACGGCATCTCCTCTGCCACCATCACGGCAGACCAAATCAACCTTAACGGTGTGGTCACGGCCAACAGCAATTTCAAAATCAACAAAGATGGCTCCATGGAGGCTTTGGCGGGCAAGATCGCTGGCTTCACTATCCAGGGCACGGGTCTGACAAACGACCCATTTACCAATGATGCATACATCATATTTCGCAACGATACCCATAAATGCTTTGCGGGCATCGGTGGCAACGTACTACCAGCGTCATCAGGACAGCGTGCGGTGGCTCGATTCGAAAATGAGGATAGCAGCGACTGGTGGGGGCTTGGTTACAATATCGCAGCCATACTCTCGGCTAAAAACGGTGCCTATAATTTTGCTTTCACAGGTGCTGGCAATGGAGTACTCAATGGATGGATAGGTGGATATAAGTATAGCAGATATGCGCTTAGCACAAAAAACACCATCTATAATGGCTATGCCAAGATTTCTGAGAATAACGTCTGGCTCATCTACAGCTACGTCTCGTCAAGCGGCATAACGCTGCCAACACTGTCTGAGGTGCGCAGCGCATTAGGCTGTGGCTCATCTACCAACTTCGCCGTGACATTTACGGTGGTCGCTGAGCCAGGCACGACAAACTTCTTCATTTATGGGCGCAACAAGATCAAAGACAAAAGCGATTCCTACGCATGGAACAAAGAGGAGTTACCTTTGATTCTCGATGAGAACTGCGGCAACAAAGATTACATAGAGATGGGACAGGGCGACAGTGCGACGTTCCTGCTGGTCTATAACTCAACCATGGGCAACAAGGTGAGTGACTACACGACCAAATACACAGCGCGCAAGCTGAACCACGCATATTAATTTTAAACTTAGACAGATATGAAAAGAAATTTTAAGGTCGCCATCCGTAACTACAGGGGCGGGGTGATGACAGACAGCAACGGACAGCCTCAGATGATGAATGAGGTGCTCGGACTTCATCTGTTCAACGGAAGCAATAACAGCGTCAAGGCTGATGATGAGTCTCTTAAGAGAGCCTACAACCTGAGTGTGCAGATGCACACTAAACCAAGTGAGGTCGAGTGTACGACCGAAGACTTAACCATGATCAAAGAGGTCGCCAAGGCTTCCTTGGTGCCAGGGGTATATTGTCAGATTGTTAAACTAATAGAGCAAGATTAATTATGAAGGTAGAGTCAACAGTTACGACAACCGACATCCAGGAGATTGAGGTTGTTACAGGCGTTTTCGTCAAGTTCACCAAGACAAAGCGAGATGACAAGGTCTCTTTTTCCGGTGAGGTCTATAAACGTACAGAGTCCAAAGATGATGCACCAGCCTCCGAGAGCGGTGCTGGATACATCAGCTTTATGGATGCCAACCTCTCATGTCGCATCAACACTGCCGTGCTGAGCGATGAAGAGGCAGGGGCTGTCTTCGCCAAGATTGCCGAGTGGAAACAGGACATCTTAAAATCATAGCCTATGGGCATAGAGAATGACACAGAGTTCGAGGCGCTATGCGCCCGGCTCTTACCTAAGTTCAACGAATATCTACAGCGGCACAGCAAGAACATCTTCTCTTGCGAGCTCGCCACCTCGCTCGATGGCATCAGTACGATGCCCGCCCTCTACAGCAAAGACGGTGTGCAAAAGCAAGTCATCGCACCGCTGTCACTCTTGACTAAAGATGTGGATATCCGCATCGAGGAGGCGAAACAGGCGACAGAGGAGGCCAACACCGCAGCTGGCAAAGCCAACGATGCGGCGGCTAGCGTCAACAAGGCGACAACTGACCTCACCGCCGAACGCAAAAAGGTAGAGGATGCGGTCAGTGCCAGCAAGTCGCAGACCGAGGCCGCCCAACAGGCGACAGAAGCAACGCTCTCTTCCAAGGCTGCCATTGAGAGCAACGAGACCAAGAGACAAGCTGCCGAGCAGACCCGACAGTCCCAAGAGCAAGCTCGCATGGATTCAGAGACCAAGCGAGCGACAGCCGAAAATGCCCGCATCGCCGCCGAGGCGGGGCGTGTCACCGCCGAGAACAAGCGCATCGACGATACGCTCGCAGCCCTCACCGAGAGCGAGAAGCAGACCAACCTAGCCCAGGAGCTCAACGACCATCCACCCAAGATGGGCGACAACGGCAACTGGTGGCAGTGGGATCTCTCCAAGCACACCTATGTCGATACAGGAGTCATCGCCCGAGGCGGTGCCATGTCCGGCGTTCCGTCAACGGCGCAACAAACTCCTCATGATCGACTACGGCAGTCATGTCGCTGAGCACGTTGTCAAGCGCAGAAACAAGTTAGTCATTAAAGTATAAATCATTATGGCAGATAACACAAACATCATTGTCGTGGGCAATGTCGCCTTCACCGACCAGGGCACCTGGCAGTCGGGCTACTCCTATCAAGATGAGGATGGCCAGACCGTCAAGGGCTACGACGAGGGCGACATCGTTCACACATCGTCAGGAGTCTTCGCCTCCCTAGAGGATGGCAACACGACGACTCCTTCAGATACCAACGCCAAGTGGCGCTTGTGGCTCGACAAGACACCGACCGTCAGAGCGCAGGGTGCGGCCGACGATGCCAACAAGGCGGCTAACCTCGCCCAGAGCGCAGCCAAGGCGGCTGGCGAGCAGGGCGAGGCTGCAGCATCACAGGCAGCCTTGGCAGAGACCAAGGCTGCAGAGGCTGACGCGGCATCCAAGCGAGCCGATGCCAAGATAGCGCAGATGGATGGTCTCGCCGCTCAGATAACCACAGGCTTCATCGCGCCAGCTCGCATGAACCTGACCTATCTCCCCGAGATAAGCCTACGCAACAAGGTGGCTCAGCGCATCGCCGTGCAGATCCTGCCGAGCTACCTCCCTCAGAGCGTGCTCTTCCAGCGAGCCGAGGGCGACTCGCTCGTGGCAGACCCAAGCGGCAACCTCATCATCAAGGGCGAGGGCACCACCAAGTTCTGGGTCATCCCCACCGCCAACACACCGCTCTGGCAAGAGGTCAGCATCACCGTGCGCCAGCCTCGCCTTCGCCTGTCGGCATCGGGCAAGCTTAGAAAAGTTGGTGATAAATTACGCATTGTTTAATCGATTAAATATAATTTTTATTATGGCATTAACATCAGAAGAAGAGAGTAAGCTCAAGGCTATCATAGCCGCTTTCGATGGAGGTCAACAGGTTGACGACCTCCCACAGTCAGACATGAGCGCCACAGACAAGATTGTCGAGGTCTTCGACAAAAAATCCGGCAGGTCTGAGCAGATGTCGCTCAAAAGCGCCGTCCAAATGGGACAGCATCCTTGGTGTGGTCGAGTGTGGAACCTCGACAATGCAACCCCTAAAGCCGCCACTTATGTGGGCTCGCTAGAGTTACTGCAGACCCTACCAACGGAGCTGGGTCTGGGCTGTTATCTGGTCAAGAATGACCACTCCCGTCGCAAGCTCGACTCCAAAGACCACCACAAGTATGCCACCGGCGAGACAGCCAAGCTCGATGGCTCAGAGGGGCACTACCAGTGGGGCTGGGGCAAGGAGTGGTACATGGTCATCAAGACCGTGGGCAGACTCCATTACGAGATGGTCAGCCCTACGCCGATACCAGGCGAGTACAATTACAAGATACCTGTGGGCAGCATCTCCGCCGCTGGCTTCGCCACGCTAGAGCGCAGCACAGGCAAGCTGGTGAGCTACATCAACGAGGGCACAGACTACCGAGGCGGCAACAACGACTCCACGTTAGATAACACCAACCGCACCATGCTGGGCAAGGCTGCCACCAACCAGACTACCGAATACTGGCGTGCCGCTGCCCGCAAAAACGGCACAGGCTGGCTCTGCACCACCATGCGCCACACCTCTGCCATCTCCGTGCTCTTCGGGGTCATCTTCGGCACCCACTACGACCAGGATGCCGTCAACAGCCAAAAAGATGCCAACGGTCTCTACCAGGGTGGTCTCGGCGCTGGCGTGACACAGATGCCTGATTGGGGTGGTTACAACGGCTATCGCCCTGTCGTGCCGATGTCGGCTGGCATCGAGCTTGGCGACGCTTGCGGCGAGGCAAGCTACGAGGTCAAAAAAGACGATGGCACCGTGGTCTATACCGCCAAGATACCATCCTTCTTCGGCTACAAAAATGGCTTCGGCTCGTTGTGGCGACACATGGATGACGAGCAGGTGCGATGCAACGAAGACACTTCCGTGACCCATCTCGTGGCACCGTCCATCTACGGCACGTGGACGATAGGTTCCGCCGATGGCATGGTGGCTTACAGCACCTCGCCGACCAAGGGCGAAGGCTTTATCAAGACGCTCTCGATGGAGCATCTGGAGAACTTCCCGACCGCCACGGGCGCATCCGAGTCAACCTATTGGACTAGCTATTTCTGGAATAATAGCGGCGCTACATCCGGTTTTCGTGTCTGCCTTCGTGGTGCTAACGCTAACAATGGTGGTCAATGCGG